AGGATCGTGCCCGACGCCGCGCCGACGCTGTCGTAGAAGGTCAACACGCCCGGGGCTGTCCCGGACGCGGTGGTCAGCAGCACCCGGTTCAGGCGGCCAGGGCCGTTCTTGATGACCGTGGTCCCGGGGCCCGCGGCCACCGCCACTGAGGCGATCGAGTCAATGTTGTAACCATTGTCATCGACCAGGGTTCCCACCATGTTGTGGGCCATTGTTTCCCCCATTTATTCGGTGTAGACAAGCACGTCCACTATTTGTTGGACCCCGGTGAATTGCGCGGCCCACACTGTGTCCCCAGCGTCCAATTTGAGTGTCACCTGCGGGTTCATGGCAATGGTCTCGTCCATGGCGTTGTCGTTGGACAACAGGAACCCGTTGTTGACGCCCACCGCGGAGTCACCGATGAACACCCCATTTCCACCGGAGTTGGTGGGGCGTAGCCGGGCGATCAGCGTGTAGCCGCCGCTGACGTCCAGGCCCTCGGTCAGCTCGGTGGGCATCTTGCTGTTGGGGATGACCACGGACCGTGTGGTGAACACCAGCGACCCTCCTCTTGGGTTGAAGGCAACCCCCTGGGGGCAGAAGCGGCCCCAGCACCAACCCCCAGGGGGAGCCCGCTCACAGGTTCGCGACCAGCCGACTCATCCGGCCGACGTACTTCGGCGCCCGAACCGCCAGGCACGTGTCGGTGAGCACCGCGAACGGCAGGGTGTCCGGGGCTGTCACCGTGGGGGCCAGCGGGATGATCTGCATGTCCCGCGTGTAGGGGCGCACCATGAAGTTGGAGTCCCGCGGCACCAAGAAGATGTCCTCCTGCACCCCGGAGCGGGGGAACGCGCCCGCGTTGGTGCCCTGGTACGCCGCTGGCCCAGTGTTCCCGGAGCTGTTGGTGTACAGGTTGGTGCCGGTGTCGATGATGCTGGTGACCGCGGCCCCGGTGATGTCGAACGCGTCCACCACGCCCAGCAGGGTCTCAGTGCCCGAGCTGGTGCCCCGGTACACCTTGTACAGGATCGGGGACGCACCATCGGGCATGTTCGCCGGCGCGGCGACGGTCAGGGTCACCGTCGAGGTGGACCCGGAGGTGACCTGGGACACCTCAGCGGAGGCCTGGATCTCCCCGAACCGGGCGATCACCGCGGCGACCTTGTAGTAGTAGGTGGCCGCGGCCAGCGTGCCCCCGGTGGTGGCGGTGGCGGTGGTCACCGAGCCCTGCTGGTTGGACCGAGGCGACAAGAAGCTGGTCTTGACGATCGGCACGTCCCTGTAGGTCGGGACGTTCAGGCCGGCGCCGATGGTGACCTGCGGGGCCTGGAACCGCTGCTGGCTGGTCAGAACCTGGGACACCGCGCTGTTCATCCGCGGGGACATCAGGAAGCAGTAGTTGGACCCGATGGGCATCGCGGCGTTGGTCTCCACGATGTCGATCAGCTGGTCCAGGTACCGCAGGGCGAAGTTGGAGTTGACGTCGATCGCGTTGACGAACGCGTTGGACCCGGACCCGGCGACCCAGTTGGACACCAGGTAGTCCAGCCCGGTGGAGATGGGGTACTGGCCTGCCACGGTTGCCCCGTCGTGGCCCCACAGGATCGCGTTCTCCAGGGTCCACATCATTGAGGTGATCGTGCCGTCGAGCTCCAGCTGACGCAGGTCACCCACCAGGTCACGGGTCACGGTCTGGGCGAACCCGGTCACCGACCCCACGGCCTGGTACAGGCGGATGTTGAACACTGCCTGCTCGTAGACGCTGTTACCGATCGGCCGAGCGCCACCGTCAACGACACCACCAGAGTCCGGGCGGTTGACGCGACGGTTGAAGAAGTACTGAGTGGATCCCCATTGCTTGGTGGGGATCGCCGCCAACAGCGGCGCGTACCGGCGTTGGTACTCCAACAACACCGGGTCGATTTGCTTCTGGATAAGGGGCGTGACTGTACCGGCGGTAGTCAGCGCCTCCTCCAACTCAGTTGGCATGGAAAGCCCCCTCGTTTTTGGGCACAAAAAAACCGCCACAATGGGCGGTCAATTGGTGCGGCGTGGTGTGTGATTACTGCGCGGCGGCGGGGACCGGGGCAGGCGCCATGCCGGTACCGGCGTGCGGTACAGGAGTGGTCGCGAAGTCCCCCAGCAAGATGCTGGCCCGGTCATCGAACAACTGGGCGGGGTTGCGATTGTCAGCGTCCCCGGTGGTGTTCTCGTGGACCCGGTAACCCAACCGTTGGGTTCCGATCCCCGCGGCGGCCAACGCCTCGCGGGTCTCGGCGCGCACCGTGTTCACCTGGTCGGTGATGGCCTTGGTGATCTCAGTGCGCATCTCACCCAGTGCAGCGGTCACAGCTTCCTTCACCGCGGTGCCCTCATCCACCTTCGTGGCGCTCTCGGTGGCCTTGTCGGGGGCGGTCTCGACGGCTGGTGCCTGCTGGGTGGTGGCCGCAGGCGGGGTCGGCGCGGTGGCCGGGGCCAGCACGGCAGCGAGATCCTTGATCGCCGCGCCAACCGATTCGCCTACGGTCGCCCCGATCGCCTTGATGTCCTCAGCGGTCAGGGTGGTCTTGGCCTGCTCCTGGGTGGGGGCAGGTGGGCTGGTGGGGGCCGCCGCGGTGGTGGCCTCGTTGGTTTCCGTAGCTCCACTCACGGTGGGCTTCCCTTCATCCGGTGGTGCTGTGTCCCCCACGGTGGGGGTCTGGGTGGTGGTCTCCAGCTCGTCATCCGGGCTGACCGTGTCAGCCTCGGCCCCGAGGACGTCGATGTCCCCGTCAGCGTCGGGGTCCAACAGGGCCAGGGCCTGGCATGCCCCGTCCATCGCCGCTCGAGCGACCACGTCCAGGTCGGCCGGGTTGATGCAGTAGGAGGAGATCATCACGTCGATGGGCCCGTTGGACACGCTGACGCAGAACCGCGCGGAGTCGTCCCCGTAGTACTCGGCCACCGACTCCCCCGCGGGCACGGTCCACCGGTCGATCAGCCGGGTCTCGTCGGCGCTGATGTCGATGCCCAGCTTCTTGGCCGCGGACTTGATGCGGCCCTTGATGGACTTGACCTGCGCGGCGGTGTACTGGGCGGCGTTCTTGGCCTGGTTGATGTAGGACCATGCCGCCTTCACGTGGTCCTTCGTGTCGATCGGGTAGCGCTTCTTGCCGTCCTTCTGGTACCCCGGGTCGGCGTACTTCACGTCCCCGTAGGGCTTCTTCGCGTCCTTTCCCTTTTCCTCTACCACGTCCGCGGAATAGGACTCACGAATGGGGGTGCGGGCACCCGCTGATTCCTTGGTGTCGCTACCGCCGTCCAATTGCGCCTGGACCACACCCGGTGAGGCGGTGAAGTCAATGGCGTCGATCTCCAGGTCATCAGCGGTCTCCACCATTTGCCCGTCAAAGGACACCCTTTTGACCGGGCCCAACCAATACCCGTAGATGGAGGTGGACTTCAATGCCGGGTCATTCGGGTCACTCAAGGTGGCAATGGTGCGGCCCTCGGGGGTGTCATATAGCTGCGCGGACCACCGCGCCACCCCACTGTCATTGACCGTCACATTGGTGACCTTGCCCACGATCTCCCCGGAGTCATCACCGGCCGCGTGGTGGGTTCGCATCACAATGGGCAGCCCGTCCGGGGCGCTGATGCGTTCCTGCATCCGGGCCACGGCCTTGCTGATCAGTTCCTTGGTGTACAGCCTGCGATTGAGGCTGACCCCGGGGACAATCATGGTCCCCGTGCGGGTCGCGATCGTGCCGGTGGTCACCGTCGATGTCCCTTCGGGATAGCGTGCGCCGAGCAAGGCTCACTAAAAGTAACGGATTGGTAACAATCCGTGGAGAGTTGGGAGAATTGATGCGCGGTATCACTCAAGGCGCCGCTTTTATCGCGGTGGCCGCCTCACTTGCGTTGACCCTGGGTGGCTGCGGTGGCGGCGGCAACACCACGGACACCTCAACCCCGGACACCGCGACCAGCTCCGGTGCCCCCACCACCACCCCGCAGACCCCGGCGCCACCGGAGGCCCCCGGCGCCCCGCTGAACACCTTCGGGGACGGCAACTACATCGTGCCCAAGGACGTGGCCGTGGGCACCTACCACACCGACGGCCCGGCCAAGCCCGGCCTGGACTGCTACTGGCAGCGTGACGGGGCGGACGGCATGCCCGCGGTCAACCACCTGTCCCGTGACCCGCAGACCGTCAGCGTCGCGGCCACCGACACCGCGTTCCACTCCGTGGGCTGCAAGCCCTGGGCCAGGGTCAGCTAACGCAGCCTCTTGACCTGGGCAGCACGCAGGGGGGGCGGCACGGGTGACGTCTTGCTGCCCCCCACCACGGTCCGCAACGTTCGGATCACCATGGGGTCCGTCAAGCAGTTGACGATCATCTGGGGCAGCATCTCCGCGATGGTGTCCTCCACCAGGTCACGGAACTCCTGCTCAGCGGCCGCGCTGTCCTGCGCTTCCCGCTGCGCGGCCCTCTTGTCCATCCCACGCCGACCGAGCACCATCACCAGGTAACCCCCTCTACTGTCTGGGCTTGTGTCTGACACCCGCGCCGTGCCCCTGGCCCAGCTCGTCAAAGCCAACGTCGGGGAAGGGCCCTGCCCCCAGCCGCTGTGCCCCCACTGTGTCGGCGGCCGGCTCCACCCCTACCGGGTCAGCATCCATGTGGAGTACCAGGACGCGGAATGGGTGGACGGGTGGGTCGCGGTGTGCGTGGGCAACGACACCTACCGGCGGGAAACCGCGAAGGCCTACAACCACGACCCCGACGACACCACCAGCGACGCCTACGCCCCGCTCGTGGAGCCGTGCGGGTTCTCCATGCCCATGACACCCCACCGCCTGCCCCGGTAACGTTCCCGCGACCAGCAGCGATACAAGCTCACAACCGGGGGTGACGGACCCCCACCCAAGACACGGAGGCCACGATGGACCAGCAGGTGTTCACCCAGCGGGCAGTCAAGACAACGGTCAAGCCCCCCTACATGCAGACCATGTGGGCCCAGGGCACCCCAGCCGCTCGAGCGCAAGCGGTGGCCGCCTACACCGTGTGGGCGGCGTGGTGCGTGATGTGGGCGGTGGTGTGGGCGTTCACCGGGCCGGCCGCGTTCGTGCTGACCCCGCTGTCCATGGCGGCGTTGGTCATCCCGTTTCGGCCTACCCGAGCGAAGGTGCGGGGCTGGGTCAGCGAGCCGCTCACACCGCCACAGCGAACTGGGCAAGCAAGCTAGACAGGCCCTGCATGGGGTCGGTGGCCTGCAGGTTGCACCGGCAGTACGGGTGCAAGGGTGGCGCGGGCACCGCGGTGCGTGACCACGGGTTGTTGGACTCCGCGTCCAGGCAGATCGGGCACACCCGGGTGCCGCCGGCGGTCACGAAGTCCACCTGCTGGACCCCTTCCCGGTCGTACAGGGCCAGCGCGCCCCGGGTGAAGGACTGGCCCATCGCCAAGTCCAGCAGCGTGGACACCGCCCGGATGTCATCCCCGCCGATCACGTCCAGCGCGGCATCCACCATGTCCCCGAACCCCGCGCCGTCCACCACCAGCTGGGACAGTCGACCCCCCAGGTCACCGGCGTTGCCTTTGACCATGCGGTCCACCCACCCGGTTGCATCAGCCCAATGGGATCCCAGATCAGCCAGCTGGGCCTGGTAGTCCGACAGCACCACGTCCGCATCGGGTGCGGCCTGGCCGATCTGCTCAGCCCCGACCAGCACGGCGGCGGTGTAGCCCTCCCCCTCGGCGTCAGCCAGGGCGTCAGCGACCGCGCTGGTGATGGACTCCCGGTCCTCCGGGGTGGCATCAGCCCCGGCGATGGACCCCACCAGCGTGGCCGCGACGGCGTTGGCCACCAGGCGCCTGTGGGTGGTGTCATCAGCGGGCGCGGTGTACTCCGCCAACCCCAACGACTGGCGTAGCCGGGTGACGGCGGCGCGGACGTCCAGCCGGCGCGCGGAGAACCGCCACGCCTTGGCCACCCGCTCCAGGTGCTGGGCCACCAGCCGCTCCCGGCGCTGGTACACCAGGGCCCACGTGCCCTCCAGCGCCCCCAGCTGCAGCGTGGCCTCCAGGATCCCGGGGTGCGCGGCGTTGGCTACCGCGAGCTCCACCGCGGCCAGGCACCCGGCGTGGACCCGGTCCGTCAACGGGCCACCAGAGCGGGCCCACCCCTGGGCGTAGGCGGTGCGCGCGTAGGCGGCGATGACCACAGCTGGGTCGGTGGTGATGGGCGCGATCGACCACTCCCCGGCCAGGGCAAGGGCAATGCGCCCAAACACCACCGGGCCAGTGAACGACAGGTTATCTGCCGTTAGCCCTTCCCCTGCGGTGATGTGGGGGATGAACGGGGTGTGCTGGGTTGGGAAATCGTCCCCCAGTACACCAGCAAGGGTTGTGCACAACAGCTCGTGAGCAGGGAGTAGTCGATCGCTGTCTCCCACGAGGTGAACGGCGCAGGGTTCTCGTCCGGCGTGCCGATCAGGGTTGAAAGTGGCATGCCCCATCACCCTCCCGGTGATTGGTTGACCAATGGAGTGGGCGGCGGACCACACCAGCTGCTCGAGGAGCTGCCGGCGGGTGGTGTCCCACCCGGTGACGTCCTCACCCAGGAACGCGACCGTCAGGTGGATCTGGTCAGCGCCCAGCCCGCCGTCGACTACCAGCGCGGTCGGGTCGTCGGGGAGCAAGGCCACCATCCCAGTTTTCATCGTCGGCCCCGCCCCCCTCGAAACATTGGATCAGCGCCGCGATCACCGGATCGATCGCGGTGCTGGTGTGCTGCGCGCACGCGTACAACTCGGGTCTCACCGTGGGGTTCTGCCGGTAGATCCACACTCCGTCGCGGGGCCTCCGACCGCAGGTCATGCATTTCATCGGATCACCCCCAGCCAGCCCAGGGTGACGGTGATGGCCAGCACGATGGTCACCGAGCACACCAGCATCACCACACTGGCCACCAGCAGGTCCGCGATGAACCTCACCGGCGTGCCCTGTTCCCCAACGGCCAGCACGCCAACCCCACCGCGACACCGAGCACGACCACCGCGACCAGCACCACCCCGTGGGGGTGATCCAGCCAGGTCAGCGCCTCGTGGACCCAGGACGACATGCCACCCACCCCCACGCTGAGCCGACCAGCCACGGCACCACAATGATCGTGAACACCATCAGGGACAGGGACAGGCACAACGCTTGGGTGACGTACACCGGCGCAACCCTAGCGGCGCTTCCAGAACGCCATCACGACCACGAACACCACCAGCACCCACAGCACCAGCAGCCCTATCGCGGACAGGGTGTCCACGGCAACCACCCGGATGGGGGCACCGCTGGGCGTGAGCGACCCGACACGCTGAGCGTTTCCCCGGCCAGGGAGGTAACCAATGGCTTGTGCTGTCATCCCCCGCGACGAACCGCTGGTTGACCCGCTCACGGGCCCACCGTGCGGGGCGCGGGTGGATCCCCCCGTCGTGACGATCGCAGTGACAGGGAACGTGGACGGATGCACGGTGAGGATCCTTGAAGGGGCTCTGGACCGGGCGTTAGGTCACCGACCCGACAGGGTGGTGGTGGACCTCACGGGCGTGAGATCCCTAACCGTGGATGGGGTCACCGCCCTCATTGAAGCGACTGCACGTGCAAATGAAAACTCGTGCGCGGTGTACTTGCGCGGGGTTCGCCCTAACGTGGTAAAGGAATTAGGGATGTACGGCCCAGGTAGGGCTATTCCTCACATCTTGGGGCGCGGCGAATCTCCGCGATCAGCTCCCGGTGGCGTTTGTTGACGTGCTTGCGGTGAGCCCAGTGGGACACCAGGAACGCAGGCGTCGCCCAGATCACCGAGGCCACGATGTTGGGCCACACCGCGTCAAACGGGGGGAACAGGTGCTGCCACACGCTCACCGTGTCACCCCCCGGCTCCTACGCTGCTCACCGTGGACACCTACATGGAGATCCGGCGCGCGAACCCATCCAGCCCAGCCAACCCTGAGACGTTGTGGGATGGGGATGTGGTCACCGTGGCCACCGCCGGGGATCAGGTCTCCATCCTGGACAGCACCGGGCACCTGATCGCCTACCAGTGCACGGGGGTGCAGTGGGTCTGCGGCCAGGACTGCCAACTCCAGGCGACGGTGCTGGTGGAAACCATCTAGCAACAGCGAAGGGGGCGGGGGTGCTGTTAGCGGGAACAAGTCCCGCACACCTCCCGCCCCACCAAACCGAGCGTCCGCCTGTCAGCTTGCCCAGGTGCCGCCAAACACCTACGGCGCCACACCGGTCTCGCTTGCTCCGTTCCCGGCCTGGGCGAGTCATCCGACCCGGGGAGGGTGCCGCACCGATCAGGCTAGCCAACACCCAGACGGTCCCGCTACTACTGTCGCGGTCCGGGGCCGCCGGCCAGGTCCACCAGCTTGTCATCCAGCGCGCGAGCCACACCCCGGTGCCAGCAGCCCAGCACCAACCCGACCAGGTACACCACCGCGCCGGCCACGGACAGGCCCACCGCGGCGCGAGCCGCCTTGCTGGCCATCACCCGACCTGCTTACGGATCAAAGGGGTCACATCAGACGCCCTGGTGGGGTGTCCCCTGTCCATGGTCTACCTCCCATTGCTCAATGCCATCCAGGTCAACCCTCCTGGCCATTGCTACCCGCCCGGCCCAGCGGGTAAGCACACTATGGAGGCGCTGGCGACCGGCCACCTCCCCCTCTGGGTCGGTCGCCAGCGGTTCCCCCACGGTGGGGGTTACCACCAGCGGACCGGCCGTCCCCGTGGTCACACCGCTCATACCCCCACCTTCTCTCTTTCGGGTAGCTCACGTAACGCCCTGGCACGGCGCGCCCGGTAGGCGTGCTCCCACGCGCGCATCAGCCGGCGTGCGTCTTCCTTCGGGGCGTTGCCTTGCGGGTCTTGCTTGCCTTGGGTGGCGTCCTTGGCCCCCCCGGGCTTGTCCTGCGGATCCAGCAGCTGGGGCACCACCCCGGGGGGCAGCCCCGGTGGCGGCTCGGGCTCCTCCGCGTCAGGCATGCCCGGGATGTAGCCCTGCACGTGCGCGTTGACCAACGCCGCGGCCTTGTTCGCGATCCCAGCCTTGGACATCGCGGGCACATCGGACCACACCACGATGTTCTGGCGGTCCACGATCACCGCGTCATCCCCACCGTCGACGGCCGGCTCACCGATCTCATCCCGGTACCGGTTCAGGGTGTAGGACCCGTTACGCAGGCGCATGTCCCGGATCTTCTCCACCACTTCACTGTCGCGGTAGTCGATCTCAGAGAACTCCAGGTGCCAGTCGACGACCTTGAAACCCACCTGCACCAGGTGGTAGTTCAGCTTCTCCAGGATGATCGCCGAGATGGGGATGATCGTGTTGACCCGGAACGTCTTGTCCTGGGCCTCCCCCGTGCCACCGCCAAGGTTCCCGGACTCGATGATCCCGACCTTGGACGGTGGCACCCCGAACCCGGACACGATCTCATCCCGCAAGGTGCGGCAGGTCTCCAAGTAGTCCGCGACCTTGTGCTGGTCCAGGACTTGCACACCACCACCGCCGGTGGTCAGCACCGGGGTGCCCACCGCCTTGGGGCCCAAGTTGTGCACGATGTACTGCTCACGCCACCGCTGCACGTCAGTGTCGGAGAAATGCCCCAAGTCGACGTGGATACGCGGCGGGTCACCCCGGCGGAAACATTCCTTCAACGTGGCCATCGCGAACAACCACGTCGTCGCGGGCAGCAGCACCTTCTGGGCTGGGCCCACCCCGTACAAGCCACCCCGGGGTGCGTCCATGGAGAAATGGACCACCTGTTGGGGGGTGAAGTCCGCGGTGCGGACACCGTCCACGTCCTGGTGGTAGCCCAGCACCTCACCGTGGTCATCGGACAGCACGGTCATGGTGGTGGCATCCAGGGTGTACAGGGCGATCGGCTCACCCAGCAGCGACACGATCTCCAAGTAGGCGTCCCCGAACAGCAGCAGGTCCGTCACCACGTTGCGCAGCAACTGGACCATGTCCTCACGCGGGTTGACGAACCGCATCAACCGCTTGAGTCGGGTGATCTCCGGGGGATCGGGGGGGATTTCCACCCCTTCCTTGTCCTCATCGGTGTCCGCGACGACTTGCAGCCCACCAGCTGTGACGGTGCGGGCCACCACGTCCACACAGCTACTCACCCAGTCACACGTCATGTACAGCTGGTGGAGCTGGTTGAGCACCTGCTGGCGTTCGGACGTGTGCCCGATCTGCACGCCCTTGATCGACGCGGAGGCCAGGGGGATGCCGTACTCGAAACCTGAGCGTCGTACTTGCTTGGCAGTAGGTTCTAGTAGCGGCGGGGCGGTGGCCTCCCACACCCCACCCCAGTCCGGTCCCCGCACCAGCTCCCGCAGCCTCGTGGCTAGCCCCACAGCGGACCCCCTTGACCTGGTCGGTTGCGCACCGGACAAAGGGGGGCGCGGTGTGACGTCTAATAAGGGAATGAGCGAACCGGAGATCGGCCAATGGACTGGGCTGCCGCTGGACCTGCCACCAGGCCAGCACCCATTCGACTGGTACCTGTCGGCGATGACCCGGATCCTCGGGGTGGACAAGACAGCCATGTACCTGGGCGTGGACCTGTCACCAGGGGCTGGCCCCGTTGAGCACGGGGAACCCACCAATGGTGTCCGGTAGCGGCTGCGGTGGCCGCGACCCGGTGGCCTGAGGGTCCAGCTTGCGTAACTCGGTGGTCTCATCCGGGGGGAAGTGGAACCGCGGCTCGGAGCCCACGTTGAGCAGCAAGTACCGCAGGGCGTCCGCGGCGTGGTCCGACGCGGTGGTGTCCGCGTCCTCCGGGTCGCCCTTGACGGCGTGCGGCAGGTCACGCAACTCCCGGTACAGCTCCGTGACCGGGGTGAACACGTGCAGCATGGGGCACGTGTCCCACCCCAGGGTGCGGTGGTGCAAACACGCGGGGGCCTCACTCAAATAGGAGTGGATCCGCTGCCAGCCGGCGATCCTGGAGCCGGGGCCCTTACCTGCCGGTTCCAGGGGGCACCCGTTCTCCGCGTAGATGTCCGCGATGGGCTTGGCGTCCCCGCGGGTGGCCCACATGGCGTCATCCGCGTAACGCGCGGCCACCTGCTCGGTGGGGCCCTCCGCGGCCAGGATCATCTGGGCTTGCTGGGCCTCCCCCACCCCGGCCTTGTACAACTCCCGGTAGACCCACACCCGGCCGTCCTCGTCGACCGCGCCCCACAGCACGGCCCACGGCTTGGCGTACCCCCAGTCCACAGCGATGTACCGACGCCAGGAAGCGGGCAGCAGCACCGGGTGCACCACGTGCCTGTCATGGTTGAGCTCCGGGAACATCGCCCCGGCGAACACGTCCCAGTTGCCCTCACGCAGGGCCTGGCGCATCACTTCCGGTAGCGCGAGCAGGTCACGCTCGTACTCCGGGTTCAGGTGGGGGTTGTCCTCCATCCGTGACGGGATGAACCGCACCGTGCGGGCCCGCTCATCCCGGATCACTTTCGTGCCGTAGTTGGTGGCGTCGATGAACCGTTTCCGCACCGCACCGTGCCCCGGTCCGCCGGGGTTCGCTGTGGCCCGTACCCCCAGCACGGGCACATCCGCGCGCCCGGACCGAAGCCGGGACTCCAGGAACGACACCACCTCAGGCAAGGTCAACGTCAACTCGTCGAAGGCCAACAGCTGGTACTGGCCACCTTGGCGTCGGGTGGCGTCAGCCAGGGACTCCGCGTACCGGAACATCGCCACGCTGCCGTTGGGGAACCGCAGCTCATACTCGTTGCCCACCCACCGGGCGCCCAGCGCGTGGGCGTAGGACAGGTTCGCCAGCTCCGCGAGCAGTGATTCCTTGAGCTCACCGTACGTGCGGCGAAACGCCCCCACCCGCAGCCCGGGGTGCTTCATGCACGCCTTGATCACCTCAACGGTCAAGGCCATGGTCTTGCCGCCACCCAGCGACCCACCGAACAGCACCGCGAACTCGGTGGCGTCGTGGAACAGCTGCTGTTTGGGGGTGGGGGTGTAGTCCAGCGCGGCGAACACGTCCGTCTTGGGCGGGTCCAGCCGGTTGAGGGCCATGGCCCACGCGGTGGGGGAGATCGCGGTGATCAACCCGGACCACCTCCTGTAACACCAGCGGTGTGGGCCACGATGTACCGCACATGAGAACCGTGCTGACCGTTGTCGCCGCCGCGGTGCTACTCGCCGGGTGCCGCGACACCACCCCCAGTGATGGGCCGCATGACCCCTCCGGGGGCCGGTACCCGCCCGGCTACTGCCAGGGCCAGAGACCCGGGGTGTGCCCCGACAACACCGACTACTTTCCCTGAGCCGCCGCCCACCCGGGTGGGGGTGTGGTGATCGGGTGACCGCGGTGGCGTTTCTTCGCCGCGAGCACAATCTCCGGGTACTCCGACTTACGGCGGTGGTTACGCCGCACCAACCCCGGCCACTGCGCCAACAGTGAATCCACCGACGCGCTGATCTGCGCGTGATCCCGGCCAGCTGCCTGGCACCCACCGGGCAAGGTGTAGAAGTTAGCGCGGGCCGCGACCCCGTCGTGACGCACCGTGGCCCCATCCCACCACCACGCCCGCAACGACAACTCGTGTTCGTCTTTGTAGGGCACCGTGAACTGGTGCACGGGGTGACCCGGGCGGGAGAAACACCCCCAGAACGTGAAGATCAGGAACTTGAGGCCCTCAGTGACCCGGTCCGGGCGCATGAAATACGCATTGACCACCGGCGCTAAACCCCACACCCACAAATCCCGGCCAGCGGTGGTGGTGAACATGTCCAACACCAACGCGTCAATGTTCTTCACCGGGCGCAGGGTTTTCTGGTCAAGAGCCTGCTCCAGCGCGGTCACGTCATCATCAACGTTCAGCACTGGCGTCCCGGGGGGGAACGCCGCCGCGATGTGCGTGCGCTGCGCGGTGATCCCCCGCTGGGTGGTGGTTTCGAGTTCCACCCCGAACGTCGCCACCACATCCCGGTAGGCAGGCAGATCCGGGTCGTTGTCGTGGCAGAACACCCGCACCCGGCGGGGTTCGACCCCACCGTTGAGGAGCAGCGGCAGTGCCCGCTCGGACAGGGTTTTCGGCCGGCGGTAGGACGGGATCGCGACACGATAGGTGTGGGCGGGTTGCCGGCGGATGGTCACGGGTTGTCCCCTTCGTCGGCGAGATAGGCGTCTTCGATCGCGGTGGGGTCACCGGTCAAATCACGACGCCGCGCGGTGTCAGGGTCACCGAATGTGCCTTGCCCTCGCAGACCGATGATCCGCAAGCCGCCTTTCTTCGTGAGGAACGACCGGTCATAACTGGCGGGTCGACCCTGGGGGATCCGCGCGCCCGGGTCATCGAACTCTCCCTGGCTACGGCCCCCGATGTACCGCAACCCACCATGTCGATCCCCGGGCAACGTGTGACTAGTGGGCTCACCACTGGCCAACCCCCGGGCCATGTCCTGCTCACGCTCAGTGCGGCGGCGTTTCGCGTACGCGGTTTCTTGCGCGGTCTCAAAACACGACCGCATCCCCTTCAACGCGTAATACACCACCGAATACCGGTACCCATCCCGGCGGGTCATCACCATCGGGGTCACCCCATGCACCAACTGGAACCCCGCGAAGAACACCCCCCACCCATCCCGACACGGGATCACCGCCTCATATTCCGGGATCCGCAAATAACCGCCCTGAATGTGCCTGCGTAACACCGGCATTCCCGACCACACCGGGAAATTGAACGCATCCCGGTGATACGGCAACGTCGCGGACTGGTTGATCACACCACTGGTCCACAGCTGCGACTCGCCCATCCGCCAGTCGGTGTGCACCTCAGCAACAGCGTCCCGCCCAGCCACCACCAGCGCCAGGTCGATCGTCCCCAACACTTGAGCGACACGATCCGCGAACCCGCAGATCACCGCGTGCTCCGCGGGGTGCTCCGCGGCGAGCATCGACGGTGAACACCCCTCCCGGCGGTACACCGGACGGCGGATCGAGTACCCAAACGTGCGGGACTGGCTTTTCGTGCGGGGCCCGAACCCCAACCCCAACACCGCGCGCCGTAACTCGGACACGTCCCCCAACGGCAGGTACCCAAACACCGGGTCACCCGTGTCCGCATCAACCGCGATCGTCGCAGCAGTGACGGTGGGTTCAGCGGGCGGCACATCATCACCCACCAGGGTGGTGGCTTCCGCGCGGGTGAGAACCCTCGGGTGGGGGACAACCCGGGGGTCACTCATCGGTGTCCGGGGGTGACTCTCCGGTGGCCTCCTGGAGAAGCGCCAGGATCACATCCGCGTTGTTGTCGGCTTTACCGGAGCCGATCAGCTCAGCGAGCTTGTCCACCACCCACACGTACCGCGGCCCGGAGTAGGCCAGCACCAACGCGCGGACGTTCTCCGTGACCGCCGCGCCACCCCCACCCCCACCCCCACCCCCACCGGGCGGGGAATCATCGTGGGAGCGGTGGGGCAGGTCTTCCTCGAGGAGCGCTTGCAGGTCGTCCAGATCCCCCGGGTCGTAGCCAGCGCCGGTGAGATCGTCCAGTTCCGCGAGCTGTTCGAGCAGCAAGCGGTCGTCGTAGTCCAAGTCCTCAGGGTGGTTGGTCCGGGGGTTGTCCACCAGGTTGATCTTCGCGGCGCGGTCGTCGTCCACGTCCACCACCACCGCATCCAGCTCCGTCCACCCCTCAGCGCGGGCGGCCAGCAGGGTGTGCGAGCCGCACAGCACCTCGTTGGGCCGGCCGGTGTGGGTACCGCGGTTGACCACGATCGGTTTGAACTGACTGTGCTCGCGCAGGGACTGGCGGATGCGGGCCACGTTGCCCTGGTGGGCGTTGCGGTAGTACGGGG